GGCGCATCGCTTATGCGAAGTGCTTCGACTTTGGGGAATGTAGAGATGAGATCCAACCTGTCTGGTTAGAGTTTTTTGCTATTCGTGCAATTTTGTTAATTTGCACAAAAAAGCCCCTTCGATTGAAGGGGCGAATGTTACTGGCGATAGTGGTTGAGTTGCTCTGCGAACTGATATATCGCCGCTGCCCATCCACAGTCGTATGCTCGCTCAGAATCGGTTTTCCCTGGCGTTATAGCTGTAGCCAATGCTGCCTCGACTGCATTCTCAAGAACCTGGGTGATTGCCTTGTCAGCAGGGGAGCCTTTGATCTGAGCAAAAGCATCTTTGATCTGTTCCTCGTTTAAACTATCCATTGAGTGGTTTGACTCCTGTTTTACCTATCATTGCGTTCTGCTCCTGTTGCACCAGGAACTGTAAGTTCTGAAGGTAGCCCTGCATCAGTTGAACAAACCTTTCATCAGCGTTGTTCTGCAAGGCTTCCTGGTATTTCGGATTGCCCTGGATGATCTGTTGAGCAAATTGCAGTTTAGTGCCTGCGGCAGGATCGTTCTGTTTTGGTGGGACTTCATTACCCTGGGCCATTGCAATGATATCACCCATAACCTCCTGGTAGATTTTTTGTGACACACCGATCTTAGGCATAACCACAACATCTGCCAGGGATGGGCTGATAGCTTTCGCAATCTCAGTCACCAGTGCTCCTCTGTCGATAACGCCTGCGGAGTCATTAGGCAGTGCCAAAGTAGTTAGGGCCTGCATTTTCTCCATTAGGTAATCGCTATCTAGCTCTCTGGAGTCGAATACGATTCGGAAGTCAAATGATCCCTGGATCTCTTTTGCAGACCTAGGCATGTTCAGGCTTTTGCCTGCAATGCGAGCCATATCCTCATCAGTCAGGAAGACTTGCATTAGCTGGAACATTTTGGTGAAAGCTTTGCTCCAGGTAGCCATATAATTATCGACCGTAGACTGCCTGCGGATTGCTACCACTGTTGGGTCCATACCTGGCCCCATTCGGCCCAGGTATTCATTACATTGCCTCTCTACGTAGTTGATGATCTCCAGAGACTCAGTGATGCTAGAACGAGGTGGCTCTAATGTGCGGATCTCTCCAGCTCGCATCTCTGCAATCGTGCTGCCTGGGCGGAACTCATAGTTCCCGCCAGTTCTGGCAGCGTGAACGATAGGAGGATTAACGTAGAGAGAGGCCCGATCTGCCAGCATGTCTCGCTGAGTTTTTATCTCGTCTTGCCAGGTTGCACAAATCTCACTAAGACCCCTGGTCTCAACAAGCTTTTGAACACTGTTTTCTCGTCGATAGGCAACGAATGGGTATTTACCTGACAGGTAGTCGAGCGTCTCTTGCTTGCCTGCCAGATCGGTAATCTCTGGATGGAAAACAGTGCATTCAATTTCTGGCATCCCGTCCTCATCGAGGCATCGCTCATAGCAATATATCACTTCATACATCCCATCCTGAAACCCAGGCTCTAGAATGTAGTTGGCAAATGAGTTCTGGTAGAGGTGGGAAACATTGTCTTTGGTGTTCAGCACCTTCTCGATCCAGGCTTCGTCGAAATCATAGGATCGAAGTTCGACCTCGCTCATGTAATAACGTCTGAAGATATATCGAGCGTGATCCAGGTGAATTGTCTCAGGTGGCAAGAAAACATCGGTATAGAGACGGCATGCGCTGATATCAGGCTGGTTGACCGTAGTCTCTATGATGGGAATCATTACCACCTCGCCTTTGCGAAGCTTTTTGATTCCCTTCCTGGCATCCCTTGTAGTTACATTGAGGATCATCTTGATTGCCTCGATAGCTTCATTCTCTGATAGCTCATCTGCAATCAACTCAGGCAGTCGTGATGCAATAGACTCTGGGTCCGCTGCCAGGGCCATCTGCTGCAACATAGGCAAGCTGACAGGGATTTTCTTTTTTGTATCCTCTGTTTTCCAACCTATTTGCAAAAACGATATACCATCCTGTTGACCGTAATCAGCCAGGAGGCTTGCTGCCTCATGCAGTTCCTGTTGTAGTAGGTTTTCCCTGTAGTATCGAAGGAGTGTGGTCAGGAGTTGAGCGGATTCGGCATCGTTCGCTTCAGTTGCTCCTGCTCTTAAAGTGCCTCGCCTAAATGCAGTGACAAGAAGGTCCTTCATTTCCCCCACAAGGTTGTCAACCAGACGGACCCTGGTATCGGAACAACCATCCCAGGGGAAGACCTTTTCTTTGTCGTAATATTTCTGCTCTTTGCGACCAGAGTGCGACTGACCTCGCCACCTGGCGAGTCGAACATTATCAGTGCGAGTCTGGTAATGATGAATCGTGCTAGTGCCACCTGCTCGTTTAAACTCGTCAGACAGGGTGACTAGCTGTTTTTTGATTTCGCTCATATAAATTTTCCATATATTCCACCACTTGCTGGTGGATCAGCTTGCGCTTCCTCTTAACAGGAACTACGGCAGTGAAAATACCTTGCTCGATTAAGTAAGTGATCTCATAGGTAGTTAAACCTGTTAAGGCACGACATTCCTTGAATCCAATCAATTTAGGGAATTTCATAATGTTTTCTTCATTTAATAACTGCCTCCCCCGCTTGTCCCTAGCATGCCTGTGGGAGTAAAAAGGTTTTCTTCCTGCACAAGGTATCGGATGCAATCGATCACATCTTTGGTTGCCCCTTTTTCGCCACCTGCCCCCGTCCATTCTTTTAGTGCAAATATTGTGTTTCTGCATTCTCTGCTAACAAACAGTCTGGGTTTGTTCTCATCGTCTATAGGTGCGTGATTATCGTAATACAGAAGGTCATTGATTAATGACACGCCTGCCTGAATCTGCGCCCCACTAGCTGGATCAAACCACATTCCAGCTTCGCCTGTTTTTAACTCATCGAGGATTTCACGACCGTCCAGCGACTTAGCCTTGCAGGCCCTGGGATCAATCAATCGAATGAAAATTTCTTCACCATCCTCCTTCTCGATGATCAGCTTTTTATACCAATTAATTGAGTTACCACCACCGCCAGCCCTCTGCGCTGGGCCTGGTGATCCATCGGGTTTTTCGCTGGGTATCGCCCATTCACCCATCGTTGAATCGGGCCATTCTCTGTAGATGTAGAGAACGTCATCGATTGATTTGCCCCAAAGCATGAACCAATTCCTTGAACCCGCAGGATCGACGACCATAAAAGTCTTCCCGCCCTTCGGGATCTTCTGCTTGTCAATGATGTGACCGTCCCCAAAGCGAGGGAATGCATTGCCGATTGCGCTTTCAGTCCACCCATAGGCCCGAATCTTAATCTCGTTGGTGTGTTGCCCCTGTAGTCTCTGCTTGAGTTGCTCGTAGGGGTTGAATGGATTCCAGCGAGTGTGAAACCAGATGCAAGCTGATTGCTCGTTTCTACAGCGCATCTTGTATGGCATTTTCCCAGCAGGCCCTGCTGGCACATTAACCCCAGGCAGTAGCTCTGAATCTGCCCACTCAATCACTTCACCGCCACTCACAAACTCTTTGACGACAGGAGTCATTCCCTCCACTGGTGTAAATGATAAAAGAAATTTTCCGCTACGTGTAATTAATCGAAATTTGAGCGTATCTAGCAGGTTTTTAGGTATCAACTCATCGGCCCAACATAGATCAATCTCCAAACCCTCAAATGCCCTGGGATCCTGGCTATAATGCATAAACCAGCACTGAGATCCGTTGGGCAGGATAAATGTGTTATCTGAGAACCCGTTCTTCTGGCTATAGCTGATGTTCTCAACTTCCTTGCGAATCTTCCTACCCTTGAGGTTGATCGGAAGGTATTTGTAGATCACAGGTTGCTGAGTCTGGAGGCTGGACTGGTGCGTAGTATGCATGCAAACAACCCTTGACTTAGGGTTGTTCATCAGGTGTTTGACTACGTGTTTTGCACAATATTCAGTCTTGCCGCTACGATTCCCGCCGCTGACCAGGACATTGCTATGTTCTTTTAATAACGCATCAGCCTCCGCCCAATGTGGTGGCTCATATCCATTGCTGTAGGGATCCTCATTCTCCAGGCGAAGCTTTTCGCCCCTGGCCTGCATGATCTCCCTGAACTGGGCCTCTCCCTCTGGGGTAGAACAAGCGACCTCAACCTGCTCCCTGGTGGGGAGAGGGTAGACAGGATGAGGTCTGAATGCCCATTCCTCCCACATCACTGCGGTTCTTCGGTGGACTCGTCGGTGGGTTCTTCGGTGGGTTCTTCTGGGGAGTCTTCTACGGCAGGCTCTTCTGGTAATGCGCCAGCAAACACCTCCTTAACAAGCTCATCATCATTAATATTGTTTTCGTTGATGACAAAGGTCTTGTACCCATCGCCAATCGACATGTTGTCAATGTCAGGTTTTTGATAACCATCTGGCATTGGCCTGGGAGCCATATCCTTTTTAAACAGTGCCTTCTGCAAATGCATGTACCAGCCCTTTGTCCCAGCCCACATTTCGCAGAGTTCCTCCGCACGATTGTTCAACTCCTCTGGGGTTAGACAGGGATCAAGTTTTATGCGCTCGTCAATGTAAGCAGTTGAGCCTGTTGCAGGGTTGGTGGCCTGCAAACCGAATATCACGCTATGAACGTGATTGGATGATGGGTGAGATGCACAGTTCATCTGTGGATCAAATCGGGTTACCTTGTAGTTAACTTCGCTCATGTTGTTTTTTTCTGAGTTTTTTTGCGTTGTGATTTCTGCCTCAGAGTTCTGTAGAGGTATCCAGGGCAGCAAATGTTTTTTACAGAGACATCCGACACATCGAGTGCCTCTGTGATATCTGAGTAGGTTGCTCCTTTACTTCGCATCATCTCGATCTCCCAATTAATCTCTGCGGGTAATCGATGCGACTTGCGTTTGTCAGGCAATGGCTCCAGGTGGTCCTCCAGGGCCTTGTTCGGAACCCCTGCCTTCCATAATCGATAGTAAATAAACCGAATAGGGGATCGAGGGATTAGGAACCATTCCATCTGCATCATGCACTCGTTGAGAACAGTGTGAATGATCGCCTCATCGACACAGTCCCCAGGGAAAGATGAATACAATTCCAGTTTATGAGGGCATCCAGTCTGTAAATCATGCAGACGAGCCATCGGGTCCCTCTCAGTCATCCCCACCTTGTAAAAATGAGTGCCAGTCATATGGAGGACGTAGATCATTTCACCCTGGGCTGGCTCTTGCGCCACTGCGGAGGTGGGATGGCGATGGCAATATAATTGCCCCCCATTTGCTTGTAGGTGATAGGGCAGCGATTGCCCCAGATATTGGGCCGATACAGGCTGGAATCTCTGACCCTGACTATGATCTCGTTATCGACCTCGACTATCTTTTTGTTCCGAAACTGCCAGTGGGTGACAGTTCCAGTCAGTTCCTCACTCGCCAGGGTTTCAGGGCGATAGCGTTCTGGGAAAAAGTGCCTCTTAATTTTTTCCTGGCCAGGTAGAGTGATCAGAACCTTTCGGTGACGACCTCTCACGAAGTCCTCACCTTCAACTAGAATCTCATCTCTGAGTTCTTTAACCGTACGTCGATCCAACCCCAGGTTGGCTGAAAGTTCTCGCTCGTCTATAGGCATCAATCATCTCTCCTACTGCTGGTTTCAGGTCGTCTAACTCCCCATTGTTCCGAATCACATAGTCGAAATCATAAAAATCCAGATCAGTCTCAGATGGGTGGTCTGCTGTTTTCTGGCACATACAGAAACCTGGCCGATCAACCCTGACCATATAGCCTCCGATGTCCTGAATCAGTTCAGCCTCATTCTCAAATCTGACATCGGTAACAATTGCCCAACCCGATTTCGATGGGTCAGTCAATTGGTCCCTCATTTTGTCAATCCAATAGGTCTGCCCGAATAACTGCCTTCTGTATTCCGTTCCCCACCATTGGAGGATGGGCCTAAATAACTGCTTCCGCTGGTCAACGTATTTGACGCTCAGATTAAGGACAGAAGCCACCTCTGCCTTCACCTCATCCCCAAAGGCAAAACGCTTTATACGGTCACCTCGCAACAATTCGGTGCATATTCGGTAGACCTCATCCTTCCCACTTCCCATCTTGCCGCTGAGACCGATAACCGATAGACCCATAGATTAGTGTAATCTGGTGTAAACACACCATTGAGTCAATTCTCGTCATATTAAGGATTGATAATTAAGGGAGGTGGGTATACACCAAAGATGTCTTGTTCATATGCTGACTGGTGCAACCCTGGGGAGAGATCCTCAGGGTCTTTTTTTCGCTTCACGCATTTGGTCCAGCCAATCATACATAGCCCAGGTCTCCATCTTGCCGCCGAATATGGGGTCAGGTGCGACCTCGCCTATTTTGGGAATATGCTCTTTGACGCAAGCTTTGGTGAACCTTTTGTCCCGCCACACTGCATCTCCATAGTGAGGGTCGCAGGCGACTCGCATCACAGGCTCACAGTAGTGGTCAGGGAAATATGCCTCAGTGTCCAGCCTGAGTGGATGTAGGCCCGACTGAAGGCGTGAGTGATAGGTTTGTAGGGTATTGGTCTTCATATGCTATTGGGCTGTTTGGTTAAATTTTTTCATGAGGGAGAATCCGTTTTCGGTTGCGGCAGAAATCCGACCTCAACATCCCCCCCGCCCCTGGTAGGTAAAATTTGCCTAGTTAATCTGGATCGACCTGTGCAGAATCTGTGCAGTCCTGGGCAGAAACATCAATAATGCTGGGGTTTTTGGGTTTATCTGCGAGATCAATTGTCTGAGCAGAGGGCAGGGAGGCTAGGTAATCATCCATTCGCCTGCGGAAATCCTCCTCAGAATCGACCCTGCGGTGCTCAATCACTGTTTTCTCCCCGTCGAGGTCTCTCTTTTTGTCCGTTAAGATACCGATAGAAATGGATTTCTTATCTGGGCTGAGTTTCCCTGAGAGCAGATCCTGGTGCAGACTGTCAGCCATATCACTGATGATCTCGCCCAGTTTATTGCTAGTCCGTTGTTTCCAGTCTGGGATGTGATCCTTGATGGTAGCCTTGATGGTTTGAACTGTAGAATTGGCCACAGAATGCGTCAGAGCCACCGTTATGATGCTCTTGCCATCGATTAGATCCTGGCATACCTGGTTGTATTGCTCATCGGTCAACCTGCTTCCTATGCCCTTCTCAGGTTTCTTGAACTGTGGTCTATGATCTCCGCCTTCTACCTCGTTTGCCAGGGGGACGATGGTGTTCTTCAATGTAGGATTTGAGTCGTTCTGCGGCTTCAAGGGCTTCCTTCTCTGTTTTGAATGTGTAGTGATCGTCAGGTAATGGCTTTAAACGCTCTAGACGGGGTCCAGCAGGCATTTTCATGCCTAAGTGGTTAGTATACACCCTCCAGCCAGAAAAATCGCTTAGAGGGGCAATTATGACGGTTTCCATCATAGAGCTTCATCGAGCTTGCTTTGGATCTCCTTCAGCTTTGCAGCCATCTCCTGATAGCGTTCCTTTGTCCCTGCATCCCAGGTGCTGGTCATTGCTGCCACTGAGAGGTGCTGGTTTCGGTAGTCATGCATCTCCTGTTTGAGTGCCTTCTGCCTCTCCTGAAGCATCATCACCCTCTGAGGTCCAGATGCTACCAGTTCCGATCGATTACCAGGGCTAGACCCTGATCCCTGTGTCCAGGTGGATGGGTCATCATTGAATCGTTCCTGTGAATACCAGGTGGAAGGGTGGGGGATAAACTGCTGATCCTTACCAATAACCGATTTAGCATAGGCATTGGTCCTCTCAAGTAGTGTTTCAAAGCCTACCTTCTCGATGTAACGCTTGATTGCTAACAGTGCCTTTGGTCGTCCCACCTTCCTGGGGTAAGCCTCATAGATCTCCAGAGCTTGCTTGTCCCTCTCTTTGTTGTCCCCCTTCTGGGGGACTATAGGGGGAATGTATTCTGTCTTTGTATTATATATATATGTTGGTAAAGAATTTTGACTATGTTGTTTACTATCTTCTTTACTATCTTCTTTACCATCTTTGTCATCTAGGGCCTCAAAATCGACTCCGCCAAAGGTGAGGGTGGGGTGCTTGAGGGTGTATTCCTGGCGGATCTTGCCAGTCATAAAATGGCACTCGATCAACCCAGTATTCGACAACTCGTCCTTGAATTTCAAAAGGGTGGGTTTAGATATTCCCAGCACTCCGCCAATCTCCAGAGACGAGATCCCCAACTTATTGGGCCACCTTGCCTGGTTGAACTTGTGCAGGATGTAGAAATAGAGGGCAGTGGCTCCATTGGTGAGACCGAAATGGGCCTGACAATCCCAATAGAGCCTGATCAGATCAATGTAGATACTGCCTTTAGTCATTCCATCACTCCATTGCCATAGATCCTGAGAAATATCTGAACCGTTGAGGGTCGCCATTTGGGACGATTGTTAACGGTCTTCACCTTTCGCTCCATCAGGCCCTGGGCGATCTCTGCTAGGCTGAGATCCTCGTTGGCAGTGATATCCAATATTGCGTTCAGGATCTTCTTTGCCTTTCTGGACTTCCGATCCTGGTTGATATCATCCAATGCACGTTTCATTGCGTAGGGCCTGAGATACCCCATCCACATCAAGCCTTTGACGATCTGATTGTATGGGGGATTGGCCACTGGTCGCATGTCCAGCAGAGGCTCGAAGAAATCATGCACCTCTTCAGCAAACATGCTCCTGGGGTGTATTCCGATGATATCCCACCAGACCAGGCATGCTATGCATTGTTTCAACTCATGATCCTGAATCTCATTGATGCGCCGCATAATGACCTCTGGTGTGAGCGAGGGTTTCGCTCCTTTGTATCTGGTAGAAGTCATCGCTTGTAGAAATCAAATCGTTGAATGGGAATGTGAATGAACAGGTAGGTATCATCGGTATCATCTCGCCTGAGAGATCGCCTGACACTGACCTTGCTCCTGATGCAGTCCCTGATGTTAGGCTGAACTATTCCGATCTTATCTTCCCATTCCTGTATGTAATAAAATGGAACTGCGAACGCATCGCTCAGTTGCTTGCAGGCCACATATTTTTTTGCGTCCAGAAAAACTGAGTCGTATGCATCATGATTGTTGAATCTCCTTTTGTATTCGATGAACGCATCAAGCAGATCTACATTGTTCACCTTCCTGAATGCTGCCCAATCGGCAGTGTATCGCATGTTCAGTTCCTCCAGGCTCCAGTTGAATAATTTCTCCACCCGTTCCATCGCATGCCGTTGATTCCTCTTGTCCTCCTCTGACTCGTAAATCCTCATTTTTAAACCCGTAGCAAAGTTCCATAATCAGATCGTCCAGCTTTTGCTGGCGATCCTCATCCCACACTCCGCAGGCCCGATCCATTTCGAGCCTGTGGAGGTGGTTGAGTTTGTCTTTAGCGTCTAGCCGCATACCATTCGTGCGGTGCGTATTTTTTCTCCTCACACCATAGGCGATACAGGAGGTTGAAGATTCGCCACCCTCGCTCTATCTCCATCTCCTCCCACACCTTCTCGTAGATCCCACCCTCACTGCCTGGAGTGGTATCAACTGCAATGGAAATGGGGTGAGGTTGACCGTCGATTGCGTAGCTGTAAGCAGCAAGCTGGATGATGTAGGGGTCATACCACTTCGGTGTTGGTTTACCTGACCTGCTACGTGCCACCTTCGATGACTTCCAATCGAGCACTGCCAACCCGCATGCCTGGTGCTCAACAAGCGCATCAACTCGACCAGCAAATGCGATCCTATCGGTGATGCATGTCACTGAGTTCTCAGTCCATCGGACCCTGACAATATTCCTGGTGTGGTAATCAGCAATGCCGACCGAATACGGATCTCCCTCTATTGATGGTTTGCCTGCCAGGATGTCTTCAGCCAATGAGTGAATGCGTGTTCCCAGATCCATAGCCTCCTGACTTTTTTCCCTCGCTGCCTTCACAACCGCAGCAACCTGGTCTTTCCGATCCTGGTATGTGGCCCTGACCTCATCAGCCATATCCAGTGCTGTTTCCGCCGCTACATTCTGCATCCAAATTGCGATCCCTGGTTTGTTCATCACTCCCAGGATGGTGGAGGGAGAGGGGAGTAACCCCTCTTCCCTCGCTACCTTTATTCCACAACCGTATGCAGGTGCGCCCTGTGCGGTGTAATAGTGATCACCGTCACTGTTGCCCTGCTTAACGGTTGTCATCGTCTGAATGGGGGAATGTCTCCGTTGTCGTCATCGGAAGCATCAATCATCTTGATGTTCGCATAGGTTTTGCCGTTTGTAGGGGAGGTGTAATACTCCAGTTTAATACGACAATTGCGACCAATGATATGCTCTGGCTTGAACACTTTGTTGTCCCTCAGAATCTTCGGATCGATCATGTTAAGGAACTCACGTAATGCGGCTTTCTGCGCCAGGGTCTGATTCATCGGTTTAGATTTCACAGAAATGGGAATTCCCTGTGCGTCTTTCTCCTCAACCTCAAACACCACCTTCAGTTTGTTCTGAAGCTTCCTAGGCCCGATGTGCGAATCGAGATCTTCATCCTTAATCCGCTTGCCGTTTTTGTCTTCATACTGAGAGAACCCGAAGACCTCAGTAATCACCGAATTGTGCCAGCCTTCAGCAGGCAGGTTTTCTTCGGTTGTTGTTGGTATTGCTATTTCACTCATACGATTTTTTTAGCGTGTTGTTTTATGATGGTTACTTGTTTCTTCAGTGCTTTAAGGAACCGACCAGCAATCAGCTTCCGCTTGACCCTGCTCAACCCGTTTGGGTTTGCGACCGTTAACATCGGCCACCCTTCTTCCAGGCAAAACGTGTAGAGTTTGTTTGCGCTCACGTTCATCAGTTTTGCTACGTCA